TTAAATGTGAAAATCTTTCCGAGGATGTTTTGTAGCAAGGATGTCTCTTTGCTTAGACACTGTAACGTGTGTATATATCTCCGTAATATTAATGGAGCTATGTCCTAGCATCTCCTGAATATAACGAATGTCAACATCAGCTTCTAAAAGGCTTGTTGCAAATGTGTGACGGAACATATGAGGCGTTATGTGCTGATCTATAGAGGCTAGAGCGGTATACTTGTTAATCATTCTGCGTACGGACTGATCGGACAGTGCTTTTCCAGATTGATTTATGAAAAAGTTATTGCAGGCTTGCCGTTCTGTGTCAAAGGCATCGTTATATTCTGTTAAAATATTAATCACTGCTTCATTGCCAATTTGGATACGCCGTTCCTTGTCTCCTTTTCCATAGATAAGAATTGTTCCATCGTACAAATTCACATCATTGATTTTTAAAGAACAAAGTTCTGATATTCTCATGCCGGTTGCAAATAATAGTTCCGCAACAGCAGCATCTCTAAGAGCATTCCTTTTCTGGTAAGAAGTCTTGGCATTTTCCCGTTGCTTGTATATTGTAGACAAAAATGTTTCAACCGTATGTAGAGGGATAGTTTTAGGCAGTATTACGGGTTCACGGAAATGTATCAGTATTTTGCTGAATGGATTATGGTCAATGATATCCTTGTATTCCAGGTAATGGAATAAGGCTTTTACCGATGCTATTTTGCGTTTTACGGTTTTGGGTTTATATTGTTCATGCAGCCGGGCGATATACTGTTCCAATGTTTTGGAAGTAATTTCTGCAATATTGATGATGGAAATTTGTTCAGAAAACTGCCGCAGATCGATTCGATATGCTTTCAGTGTTTTCTCATCAAGACATTTTTGCGAATTGCAGTATCCCAAATAATTGTTAATGACTGTTTCTAAAGTATCCATAGTTCAGATCTCCTTTGTTTTATGTTATTTCAAAAATATATCGTACATTGATTTTGGCTTCTCTGCTACAGCGTGATATTTATTTCCCGGAATAAGAAAAAAGTCTATGTTGTATTCATTAGTTATGTGTGGGGATGAATATGGTTTTCAAACAACCAGTATGATTTTTGCCGATTTTTGACACCTTTTTGCCGTTTTCTGTAAAAATAGGTCATTTTCTGTAAAGGTTCTTGAAAGTAAGAAGATGTTTGGTAACATTAAATAATATGCTTGTTAAAAGTAGAAATATATCCGTAAAAAAATACTGATGATGGTGTTTAGCATATGGGTGCATATGCTAAGATAGATTATTTGAATGCAGTCATTAAATATTGGGTAGATGCTATCAGGAATCATACCGAAAGGTCTGATGTTATGGTATAAAACGGAAGCTAAAAAAACTAAATATGGTTAGAAAACGAGTGGTAAGAAAATTTTACCATTCGTTTTCTGCTTTTTAGGGATAAATCAAAAATTAACCTGTAAATGGTTGGAAAATGATGTGCATTGGGTTGCTTTCTGGGCTAGGACAGAAAACTGTCGGTTGCTATGATTTATACAGGAAAAGAGGTGTAAATTATGGAAATTGACAGAAAAGACACCAATATACAGATTGGAAAAAGATTAAGAGAAGCAAGAACAAACATGAATAAGGATAAGGCAGAATTTGCCGCCACGCTTGATGTAACGGAGGAACACTACCGCAAGCTGGAAGCCGGGACAACTGGGCTGTCTGCTGACAAGATACTGATTTTGTACCATACATATGGGATTGATCCTACCTACCTGATCACCGGAATCAGCAGTAATGTAAAGGATTTCAATTTGGACTACTATGTGGAAAACAGCACCAAAGAACAGAGGAATGAGTTCTTTGACAGGGTACTGGCTTATCTGTCTAAGCTTATCAAATAAGTTTGTGGTAATTCCTGCTTCTGCGCTAGGAGGGATTGCTATGTTAAGAATTGCCGTGTGTGACGACAGCAGGACAGATGTTGAAATGTTGGAAGCTGCTTTTGATGAGCTTCCTGATTATCCGGTTGAATATGATGTGTATTTTAGCAGGAAAGAGCTGCTAATGTGTTCCATGCAGGACAAAGAGAATTATCATCTGTATATCTTTGATATAGAGATGCCGGATATGAATGGTCTGGAGCTGGCAAAAGAAGTGCGTAAAAGGGATGCGAAAGCCCTGTTTGTTTTTCTGACAAGTTATACAAGATACGTCATGGAAGTCTTTGAAGTGATTACATTTGAGAAAATGGAGTCGGTTCTTTTGAAAGCCATGAATTATCTCAATATGATAAAACAGGACTTTGTCTTTCAATTCCGTAAAAATCATTTCCGTGTCAGTTGTGACGATATTCTGTATTTTGAAAAGAAAGGTCGGCAGGCTGTCATTCACACTCTTTCAGATACCTACAAAACAAACATGACAACAGAAGAAATATGGAAACAGCTTGATGAAAAGGTGTTTACCCATATTCATGTGTCCTATATCATCAATTTAGGGCATATCCGGGCAATTGAAGGCGATGAGGTCGTGTTAGACAACGCGGAGCGGCTTCTGATTGCCCGTTACCAAAAACAGGGCTTAAAGGAAAAACACATGGAACTTATGAAAAGGATGGTGTAGCCGATGGAGTTTATCATTTGTTTTATGGTAAATCTGTTCGATTTGGGAATCTTCTGGTATTACTTCCATTGTTTTAAGCAAATGAAGAAGGTGCCCAAAGGGCTTTTTGTTGCATATCTCGTAACAATGGCTGCAATATGGGCAGAGGTAAGCGGACTGGAAAATCCATATCTGAATCTTATCACTTTGTTATCCATTCTTCTGCTGACTACATTTTTCTTTGTGTCAAAGATGTGGATAAGAATTGTGAATATTGTTATTTTTGTGGGAACCGGTATTTTGTTTGAACCAATTGGGCTGCTTCTGCTTCAGGCTGCAAACTATACCTCAGAAGAAGATGGGGTCTATAAATATTATTTTGTGGTGGATCTTTGCAGTTTTATCAGGGGAAATGTGCTGTATCTTCTTTCCAAGCTCATTTCTAAAAGAGGAGTGCGGCTTTCCAAAATTCCGAAAGAGATAATTACCGTTCTTGTTATGGTCTTTGTCTTTGCAGTTCTGAACTGCTGCTTCATAATTATTCTGTCTTTGGAATCAGGTAATCTTAAGAGCTTTATCATGTGCATCAGCATCCTTGTTTCCATCGTGTTGACTTATTATTTTATGCTTTACATAATGGAGAGGTTTAATTATCTTATGCGTAAGCAGTATGAGGATGAGATGCACCGTGAGGAGATGTTCTATAAGGAAATTTATTACAATGAGGTGGAAAAACGGAACGAGTGTGTGCAGAACCTGAAGCATGATCTGAAAAATAAGTTGTCGGAACTTTATCATCTGGCAAAAAAAGGGGATTCAAAAGCTCTTGTGGAGCAGATGGGAGGCTTGTGTCAGGAGTTGGGGAAGATTGATGAGAGAATTTATACGGATAATCCGATTGTAGACTCTGTTCTCCGAATTAAATTTGGTCTGGCAAAATCAGAGGGCATAGAGATAGATACTGCTGTCCGTATTCCCAGGCAGATGCAGCTTGAGCGTGGGGATATTGGTGTGCTGTATGGAAACCTGCTGGATAATGCCATTGAAGCCTGTCGAAAGGTCCCGGAGGGAAAACGGTTTATCCGGCTGGAAAATAAGTATCAGTCCGGTAAGCTGCTTTTAGTAATCACAAATAGTAAGACAATGGAGAAGAATGAAAGCCTGAAAACCACTAAAAAAGACAGTTATAGTCACGGGCGGGGTATTTTGAGTGTGCAAAGAGTAGCGGAAAAGTATAACGGAACTGCTGGATTTACTGATAAAGGAGAGGCTTTTGAGGCTTCGATTATGTTTTATGGGATAGAAGTGGGGTGAATCGTGTACTGGCTTCGACAAAGGAGGATAGGAAACGACAAAGTATTACATTTAACCAGCAATTTGTTACACTTGAAAAGCAATGAATAAAATCAGTATGGGATTGAAAATGCTATAACTGTTGCCGGAAATCTTTTGGCTTCCGTGATATTTGGCATTATAACGGGGAGACTGGGCGATGTTCTGGTCTTCCTGTTTTTTTACGGCACACTTCGGAGCTTTAGCGGAGGCGTGCATTGTAAAAGCAAAGCAGGGTGTTTCTGTCTGTCAATGGCAATCCTGTTGATCCCAATCTATACCAGTGAGTGGATAATGGGAATAGTAAACACCCCCGTGCTTATTATAATCGGGATCATGGCGGTTGTGGCGATACTGATATTAAGCCCAGTGGAGAGCATCAATAAACCGCTGGATGATGAGGAAAGAAGATTTTACGGGAGAGTGAGCCACTGCATTGTTGCATTGCAGGTCTGTATTCTTGCATTCCTGTTCTGCTTGGGCAAAAAAGAATATTTTTATGCCGGATACAGCAGCCTGATTTTGGTGGCTGTATTTATGGTAATTGGGGAAATTTTAACAAAGCGTTACATTTAACCGACCTACTGTTACAGTTTGCCAAACTTAATGGTATTTTCTGATATACTGCTAAAGTCAGAAAGGGCGGACTATGCGTAACGGAGAAAACTTGTACGAAATAATAGCCGGTAACATCAGGAGGAAACGGAAAAGGTTATCCCTGACGCAGGCAAAACTTGCGGAGCGGGCAGATGTATCCATAGATACTGTCAAAAGTATAGAAAACGGCAGGAGGGCAATGAGCCTTGACACTTATTTGAACATAGTGCAGGCATTGGAGACTTCACCGCTTGCTCTAATGAGCCGGGAACAGCCGGAACAGTACATAGAGCGTTTTATTTTTATGATGAATCGGTGTAACGAAAGAGAAATAGAGTTCGCTCTGCATATGGTGGAGCAGCTTCTGAAGGGGCAGGATAACTATTTGAGTAAATAGTGTCCTGCCGCATTACTATATCTCTTTTGACAGTTTTTCGGCAAGATAAGCGATGACTTCCTCCACAGTTGGACTGTCTCCTTCACATGGAAAGTTATTCCAGAAGCGTTGCGCTTTCGGATCGCTGCTTTTCATGGCATAGGAAACAGCCCGCCTAATTTCGGATTTAACTTCCTCCGGCGTAATGCCTTCTCTTTTTGCGATAATCTTCAGATTTTTTTCAATCTTTTGTTTTTTCTCTGGGCTCATGGTTTTATAAAATTCCTTCCTTAATCTCTAATACTATCATACAACATTAGAATGACCTTGCGAGTTTTTTCTATGCCCGCAGAGTTGTTTTTTTATTTTATCAAAAATATGCAAAAACATGTGCGGGAAGGGTGTACGATGTTCCATTTAAAATAGTGGGTGTAGTCACTCTGATTGTTGTTGAGCCTGCGGTACAATACCTACAGCTTAAGCAATACATAAGACGTCAGAAAGAGTAATCAGTGCAGTATTATGACAAGAAAGCTGTTGGTGAGCGGATTAAGGCAATTAGGCTCCGTAATGGGATGACACAAAGTAGGTTGGCGGAGGAACTGGACTATACCAGTGAACGTCAGTTGCAGAGGATTGAGAGCGGGGAAACTTCCTGCTCTGTGGATAAATTGATGGAACTGGTACAGATTCTCGGAGTGAGTACGGATTATTTGCTGTTTGGATATGAGAGTGCTTGTAGAGATGACATGGAAAGTATATGTCAGGAAAATCAGACAGGGAGAAAGAGTACATATGCCGGGTACTGGATGCTGTGGTATCGAATATGGGTGTGTTGTTGAATGGGGAGTGACGAAATGCTGACGAAATTTGTAGAATATGATGATTTTTTGGGGGATGTGTGGTACAATTTTAAAAAAAATAGTGATATCTATAAGAAGTGTTTTGAACCTATAGATGAACAAGAGAGTTGTACGGATGACAGTATAAAAGAGATAATTAGGAAATATTAGAAAGGTATGGATATGGAGTATCAGGAAATACATTCAGAAATTTTCGATGATATAGTGGAAGACATCAAACAAAGAAATCTTTCAAGGAATAATATGCCCAAAATTATTGTGGGGACAGGACTTTCTGTGATTTATGGTGTTCCGGGGATGAAGGAATTAGCAGAGCACTTGGCAAAAGAAATTGCACAGTCAAGTGATGAACATTTGAAAGAAATTTGGAAGAATCACTGTGATGAAATAGAAGCAAATGGCTTAGAGGCAGGTTTGGCTAATCTTGCACAAAATGAAAATGAGTTAGTAGATGCGATTAAGCCGATAACAGCAAAGTTTATTTTGGAGAGTGAGGAAAAACTTCACAGAACGATTTATGAAAAAGATACTGGTTTTTGCAGGCTGCTGAACTATTTGAGTGGTACGGTTAGTGTCGATAAAAAGATAATTGATATTATGACACCAAACTATGACCGGATTATAGAGGTTATATGTGACAAGTTGGGGATAGGCGTTATCACAGGATTTTACGGGAGCCTGTATGGAAAATTTAGTAGAAATCTGTTAAAACAGCCAACAGAAGTATATAATTGTAAGAATTATTCATGGATCAGGCTTTTTAAGCCTCATGGCTCCATAAATTGGATTAGTGAGAATGGAAAAGAATACCTAACAAATGATTATGAAATTCTAAAAGAAAAAGCAGAATATATTGAGATTGTAACACCTGGAAGTTCAAAGTATAAGGTTGGAATGACAAACAATACGTTTCGATGTATGAGAGAAGAATTTAATGAACTGTTGAATCCGAGGGATAATTATTCTCTTTTAATATATGGATATGGATTTAATGATGATCATTTTGACACTGCACTATTTGACAGTTTTCAGAAGAATGTCCTCATTTTATCAAGGGATGTTAAGCCGGATATAATCAATAAGGCACTGGAGAAAAAGAACATTACTGTATTTTATCATGAGGATGACAGAGAATACATGATTTATAAGTCGAAAAAATACACAATAGACTTGCCAGTGTGGGATATTAATCAATTTGCTGATTTGTTTATAGGATAAAAGAGGTGACTTTATGGCGGGAAATATTAATGATTGCCTGGCAGACACAAATTGCATAGGTATGGTGGAAAATGTAGACACCAGAAAAGTTGTGGTAGGGGTTGAAAATGAAGGAGTACTAAATACATTAAAAATCAACGATATTGTTGTTTTGGGTGGAAGTAATTCTGATGAGAAGCTGATTGGAATTTTGACTAAGGTGACAAAGAAGAAAGTTGAATTTGATGAAACAGAGCAGACAGAAGACCTATCGTATTCAAATAACTGCTGTGTCATTAATTTGGTGGGAAGTTTTTACAATAAATATGGTGCCGGAAGTGAGAATAAATTCAAAAGAGCAATTAATACATATCCTGAAATAAATAGTAAAGTATATCAGGCGAATGAAGCCGCAATGCAGATGATAATGAATGCTGTGAGCGGCAAGGCGGCAGAGAGTAAAAGTTTAGAAATCGGACATTTTGCCAGCAATAAGGATGTGGCAGCAATATTAGATGGCAATCGTTTCTTTCAACGACATGCATGTATTGTTGGTAGTACAGGAAGTGGAAAATCCTATACAGTTGCCAGTGTATTGGAAAAAGCCAATCAATTACCATATGCCAATATGGTCGTTTTCGATTTGCATGGGGAATATAATGAGTTATCTTATGCAGATCAGATCAAGATTTGTGATGAACCAGGTGGTTTACACATTCCATTATGGTTTTTCAATTATGAGGAAATTCATTCATTGTTTGTAGAATCATCAGAAGGGACATCAACTAATCAAAGGGCGGCGGTAATCAATTATATTTTGCAGAAGAAAAAGGAATATATCAAAAATAACATGAGTGCTGTTTTAGAAGAAATAGTCACTGCTGATACACCGGTTCCTTTTTCAGCCAAGGAACTAATAGAATATCTGGAGGATCAGAATATTTTAGAAGTCGATACTGGAGAAGTCTATAAATCAGGCGATAGTAAGGGACAGGCAAAGACGAAGAAAGGGCAGTACTATGACAAATTGACCAACTTGATTACCCGTCTGAGAACAAAGATGGATGATAAAAAGTATGGATTTGTATTTAATGAAGAGGATACAACGCAGGTGGATTATCTAAATCAATTTGCTGCAAGGATTATGGGGAACGATAAATATCGAATTAAGGTTATAGATTTATCAGAGGTTCCATCCGATATGTTAGCAATTATCATTGGTATTGTCACTCGTATAATATATGATATACAGTTTTGGATGACTCCGGCAAAAGATGAGGTACGTCATCCGTTGGTGCTGGTGTGTGATGAGGCTCATATTTATATGTCTAATGACATGTCAAAAATGAAAGCGGTAGAGAAGAAATCCCTTGAAATTTTTGAGAAGATTGCAAAAGAGGGAAGAAAATATGGGATCGGGCTGCTGATAGTATCTCAAAGACCAGCAGAATTAAATACAACAATCATGTCTCAGTGTAATAATATCGTCAGCCTAAAGGTAACTAATGACAGGGACAAATCGGCAGTGGCGGCAATGCTGACAGATTCGTTAGTGGGAATTGTGGAAATGCTTCCCAATCTGGATGTTGGTGAATGTGTTGTTGTTGGCGATGCAATTATGTTGCCATCAAAGATTATCCTAGATAAGCCGAAAGAAAAGCCCAAGAGTGCAACTATAGATTTTTGGGATAGATGGTGTGACGGAAAGCAGACAGTTTTTGATATTGATGCGGCAACGTTGAATTTAATAAAGCAGTCGAGAGGATAAGGAACTAATAAAAAGTGAAAGATAATCCGGTATTATCTGTTGGCTTTGATTGAAATAAGAGGTAATCCTAAATTATGTATATTTGTATTATCTAGTAAAGATTATTATAAATGCAATGTACGTTAAATGTTTTTTAGGAGGGGATTAAAATCAAAATAGCACTTGGTATACATATAGGACATGACAGGGGAGCGGCACTGATAAAAAATGGCACTGTTATTGGAGCAATAAGTCAGGAACGCTTGGATAGGATTAAATATTCGAGTTCCTCAAAAATCCCCGTCGATGCAATTAATGCTTTATTAAAATATTTTCATCTATCAATTAAGGAAATTACTTGCATAGGAATATCATATAATTCGGTTGAAGGTTTATGCGTAGAGCAATTTTATAAAGAAGAACTTGAAACAATTTATGGATGCATTCATATGCCTGTATTTTTTGTAAATCATCATATTGCACATGCGTATTCAGCTTTCTTTTCATCTGGTCTTGACGATGCTCTTGTTTTTGTGGCTGATGGGGCAGGTGATTACATTGATGGTATGCAGGAAGCCGAATCACTTTTTATAGTCCAAGAAGGTAAAATTGAGATGATATGTAGGCGTTTACAAAATCCGACTACAGGGCATCTAACTGATGAACGCAATTATCTTTTACCACATATGCCATCATTTATACAAAATTATGAAATAAGTCTTGGCAAAAAATATAGTCAAATAACACATCTCATAGAACTCGGCAGAAATGGTGAAGGAAAAACCATGGGATTAGCAGGATATGGAAAACCTTTATTTCATTATAATGCATACACGAAAGGAGACTTTTTAAATTTTTCACTTAAATATAAAGATTTACTAGAGGAAATTTTTTCACTAAAAGCTTCATCTGGAAAGTCATACAAAGAATTTATGCGCGATGAACGAGCCAATATTGCAAGTACAGTACAATTAATGACTGAAAATACAATAATTGATTTGCTAGATGATGTTTTAAATTTATATCCATGCAAAAACCTAGTTTTATCAGGTGGCATTTTTTTAAATTGCATATTGAATGGTAAAATAATTAATAAATTTGATCTAAATAACTTTTATGCTTTGCCGCCGGCTGGAGATGATGGGCAAGCTTTAGGTGCGGCATATTATGCATATGCAAAATGTTGTGGTCTACAAAATAAATTTAAAATAACACTTCCATATTTGGGTATTTCTTATAGCAATAGCGAAATTGAAAGTGCTTTAAAAAATGTCAATTTGAAATACGTTTTTTTTAAAGATAATCACTTGGCGGAAGAAATAGCTAACTATATATCAGAAAATAAAATTGTGGCTATACATAGAGGAAAAACTGAAATGGGTCCACGTGCATTATGTCATCGTAGTATTTTAGCAAATCCTATGTGTCCTAATATTAAAAGTATATTAAATAATAAGGTTAAACATCGAGAGCCTTTTAGACCATTTGCACCTACGGTTATAGCAGAAGAACAGTTTAAATATTTTGATTTAAAGTTTGATTCAAAGTTTATGAATGTGGCTACAAGCGTAAGAGAAGAATATAGATGCCAATTGCCTGGAATTACTCATGTAGATGGTACGGCACGTATACAGGCGATATCTATTGAAGCGGAACCATTTATGCATAAAATTCTTATGGCAGTAAAGCGAAAAATAGGTTTTCCAATCGTTATCAATACATCCTTTAATGTAAATGGCGAACCTATTGTTGAATCACCTTTTGATGCAATAGAAACTTTTTTAAAAACTCAAATAGATGTTTTAGTAATAGGAAATTATTTGGTTGATAAACTTCAGAGTTAAATTTTACCTGAACATATTAGTTCAATTAGTAATTAAGTAGAAAATCCACCAGTTTAAAATTATTCTGGTGGATTGATCTTATTTTATGACAAAGCTATGAAGTATCCTGTAATAGTATCTCTTAACAAATTATTATTAGGATTATCTACAAAAAGGAGTTGTTTCTGTTTTGCTTTTAAATACTCCTTTTTCAAAAATTTTGTAGGAAGCAGATTATCTTGTTTGGCTTGATATGTAGAATCTCCAAAAAAAGTAACCTTCATCATATATTCGTAAAATTCCCTTTCAGTCTCCTTAGATTGATAAAAAAATCCAATATTGCTAAGCACTAGAAGATTATCGCAACATAAACTTCGCATGCCTATATTTAAGTAATCATGAGTTTGTAATAATGAAAATGCAGTTGCAAAGGTTTTTCTGATTTCTTCAGAATCTGCTCCATTGCGAAGTTGAACAATGCCTAATAGATTGTAAAATTCCCATGCTTCCCGCTGAAAGCCAAATTTAATGCTATAATTTATACCAATATCGATGAGATTTTTTGTTTCCTTTAACATCAAAGTATTTTCTTCTGCAAATAAATGTAAAACAGCTAAAAGTAAATATAACCTTGCAATAGAGTGAGCATAACTTCCCTCAAACGCTTCTTCTAAAATCAAATGTGCTTCTTTAATCATATTATTGTAATCACTTCGCTTATTGTGGAGTAATTCTATCATCAAGTAAGAAATTTTACTAGAACAAAAAATTCGTTTTGAGTTTCCTTCCGCAAGTAACTCTTGCACCTTTAAAAGGCTTGTAGCAGCAATATCAAAATCACTTAGAAAATAAATTTTAGCCCGATTAAGACATACAAGTGCCATTAATCTTTGATCAGAAACGGCTTTTTCTTTAGACATCTCATTGTAATTGATGGCAATTTCTTTACAATTCATATCTATATATATTCCACAAAACCTATCAAGTAAATCAAAAAGCGTGTCTTCATCTAACGTATTCTTATATACCAACCAATCGGAAAGAAGCTCTTTCATTATCAACTCTGCATCACACATATAACCTGCAATTATCATAGCATGTGCTTTTTGCTGTTTGACAGAATTAGTCAAACGCTTATTATTTTTTAATATCCTATTTTTACATACAAAATCTAAAACATCGTTACAATCATTAATTGCTATTATAGGACTAAAGTGGTGTATCGAAGTATATATTTTGGTCTTGATGACTTTAATTAAAAATTCTTTGTTACTCGCATCATTAGCAAATAATTTCATTATATATATAAGATATTTATTGGAATTAAAATCCACATTCAAAGCTGAATGGTTTGTTGTTTGCTTTATGTTATCAATTATATCAGAAAAGCATTCTTTTGCTAAATCGTTTTTTCCTGCCCAAAGAGCGAGAACGCCTTTTTCAGGCATTGTGACATACTCTAATAAATAATTCAATTCAGCGAAAAAACTATTAGCTAATTTCTTCTTTAATTTTGCATCTTTTTCTAACGAATGCCGTATATAAATGGCAAAGCTCTCATGAGAAAATATGACCTCTCCATTTTCTGAATAATTGAGAAACCTTCTTTGTATTAAAAAATTTAATTTTTCTTCTGAAAGACACTTTAAAGCCATATCTTTTGATTGTCGATCTTGAAGAATAGATAAAATATAAAAATATTCTATTAAATTTTCCGCTTCGAATTCGTTCCTTTTTAAATATTCTATACGCTTCTTATATATTCCTTCTACTCTATCAGGGATATATAAATGTGAATTAAATGTGCTTACATTGACTACACCAACCGAACTTCTATTGTATAATTCCACTAAATTCAATTCTAGGAGGTATTCTATAAAATGGATTATGAATAATGGATTATTATTGCTCATTCTCCATATTCTATCAAGAGCAATATCTGGAATACGTTCTATAATTAAACGAATAAATTTTTGGGTATCATCATCTGAAAAAGGTGTAAGCTTCCATGTTCCTACGCTCTTATCATTTTCTGTAAAGTGCACAAAACTGTAATAATCGGTTGTTCCAACACTATAGTCAGTTCTGCCACATAGAACAACTGTTATCGGAATATCTGTACCAAGCAGAGACTTTAATTCATTTAATGTACCATCTGCAATATTATGGCAATCGTCTATTAAAATAACTGCACGCATATATTCGTTTTTAGCAGATAATAATATATTATTTAATGTGTTGCTACAATTATTCCTATCTAAATAATGTTTTCTTGTTAAAAACTTTTTAATATCTTTTAAATATTTATCATTTGATCTAATCGCCACAGACAGAAAATCAAGTCCTTGTCCGTTCAATTTCTTAAAAACTTCATTGAAGACACGTGTTTTTCCAATTCCTGCTTCACCCCAAATACAACACAAGTCAAAACCATTTGAATTTTTAAGCCTATTAGTTAAGAAAGCTTCACAGTCTTTATGGTCTTTTCCAAAAAAGGGTGGCTCAAATATTGGTCTTATTCCTACACCATCTATACAAATTTGCTTTTCATTAATTCCATTATTTTCTACAGAAAAAAGTAAATCATCTATGCCGTCAGCATAGTCGCGTACAACCGTAATTTTATTAACATACATACTATGAGCTTTAACAAAGAACTTACGCTCATTACTGTCAACACTCCAGTTATTATCAGTAAGAAGTTTTTGTGTGATTAGCTGATCTTCATTTTCTAAATTTCGATATACGAAAAATAATTCATAAGCATTTTTGTTATCAACTCTTGTTGTGCTTACCTGATACTCGTAGTATAGTTTGTTTTCCACAATAATAGATTTAGAATTAAAAAATGATTCGTTTTCTAATGCTTTTAATAAAAAATATTGGTCAATAACTTTGAACTTAATTCCTGCAGCTTCAAAATCAGTTTTCAATATATGTAAAGTTTGTGGTGCAAATGATGAATTTGAAATTAAAACATAATAATCAATATTATTTTCTTTTACTCTCATGAGCGAACCAGCAACTTTTGTCAAATCAATTCGTTTTTTATCAGAACTTTTGCATTCTATGTAAATTGTTATTTTCTCTTTAAAATCTAGTTCAAAACTTTGATTTAATATACATACTGGCACAGTTGAACGAATAATTATATCTTTACCACCGTCTGGACCTGTTGGTGTTTGGTAAATCCGTACCCCATCATCAAACTTCCCCGATATTTGTTTATTTATAATTTGAAAAATTTCTCTTTCAAATATATTTCCTAAATAATCATTTAGTTGCCACTCAAAAGTTTTGTATTCTTCAATATAATGCAATGTATTATTCATAAAGCCTTATCTCCTATTATTACAATCTTTACCAGATTATACAAATATACATAATTGGGGCTTTTAATCAAAAAGCCAACAGATAATACCGGATTATCTGTCAAAAAGAGACAACTCACTCGGAGTTGTCTCTTAAAAATTATATTTTAAATTTCCTCTTTGATGTTTTGCGGCAAGAATATCTTTTTGCTCTGTTTTAATTCATTTATCCATGATATGCCATACATAAACTTACCAGATTACACCGTCCTACTCGCCAATCTGTGTCGTAAAAAAATCAGGTGTTTTGTCCTATCATAGTTACAGGCTCACATGAGCCTTGAACTATGAAAAACTAAATAGGACACGCATACACCTGATTTTATTTTCGCCTTTTTATCTGTCTATGCTTATTGCAGGGATAAAGGGGTGGCAGAGTCCCATTTCGTGCGAAGATGTACCTGCAAGGATTTCATTGTTGCCCGTGAAGGTATGGAGCAGAGGATTGTGTCTACTGGCATGGCAGTCAGAGATAATGAGGTAAAACGGCACCGGAATTTCAGCAAAAAGCATTTTTCGGGAGTGGCTGCCTGTGGATTTCGTCTGGTTGGGCATGACGGAGGTGCAGTGTGGGATGAAGCCGTCCCAGTGTATGTTACCCGGTTCGGGGATTCTGCTAAGAGGCAGATTTTGGAGAATGGCGGTCTTGTGCCGCTGTTCTCTGAAATAAAGAAGTTTGTGCTGCTTGAAGGATAGATTATTTAAGAAGTTATCTTTTGAGATAAGGGGGGCGGGTGCACCGCATTCTTATCTCAGGAGATAACAGCCGGCATATCTTTCTGTAATAATCTAAGAAAGAGCAGGTACAAAGATATGTGCAAGATAGGAATTATGTTAGGCACAGCCGGGGAGAATCTTTCTTCGGCTATTTTATTTATGAACTCCAACAAATCGGAGAAGAACATCCGTAAAAAGGTTGACAAGACCAGAGAGAAGTGTCTCTCGCATGGAATTATCTTAGGACATGATGTAGTTATTTGCAAAGGACCGGACAGGGATGTTGACCGTGATGCAGTCAATCTTTTGATTTCCTTTTTGATGACCGGACAGTATGACATGGTGGCGGTGGACAAGCTGACAGATTTAACGGAAGATGTATCCGATATGGAGGAGCTTATGAAGGATGCCGCTAAGATTGGTGTCGGGTTCCTTGAATTATCCACAATTGCAAGGATCACCGAGGCGGTGCAGGTACAGGTGGGGGTATATGATAAGTATAACGGATAAAAAGAGTAAAGCCGGGCGCAGTGTCCCGGCCTTTTACATACAGAGGTTTGTATGTCATAGGACAATCTGCGAATTGAATAGAATGAAACAAGCAGAAGACAGGAGAGCTAAAGTGTTAGATATATCAGAGGAAAAACTTGATGCAATGGCGGCTGTAGATATTCGGACTGTGGATATAAACACGCTGACAGATATTCGGAATATCAAAATTGACACAAAACTACCCGTAGAAGAAAAACTGGCTTCTTTTGCAAGACAGACAAATAATATCTATGTCCATCGTATGGGAGACTATGTGATTAAGGTCAGATTTCAAAAGGAGGGAGCGAGTATAGACGACAAGATGGAGGAATACCTACGGCATTTAGCAGAAATTCACATATAGCGTATTTGTGACAAAAATTGAAAAAGCCTTGAAAGAATCGAAAAGTTATGTTAACCTAAAATCAGGACAAATCAAGGAAACTCTTGAATTTTAGGTTTATTACGGCTTAATAACTTAAAAGTCAGGAGTGATTAAATGAATAAAAAATATTTTCTAGCAGCCATGTACCTCCGTCTTTCAAGGGATGACAGCGATGTCGGAGATGTGACAGACAAGGATGGTAGACTGAAATCCGAGAGTAACAGTATCGGAAATCAGAGAGAGCTGATCAGAGCCTTTATCCATGAACAGCAGGATATCGAATTGTATGATATTTATGTTGATGATGGATTTTCGGGTAGTAATTTCGACAGACCAGAATTTAAAAGAATGATAAGTGACATTGAAGCAGGAAAGGTGAACTGTGTCATTGTAAAAGACCTTTCTCGTTTTGGGCGTGACTATATTGAATCCGGGAGATATATACAAAAAATATTCCCGGCTCTTTCTGTGCGTTTTATTGCGCTGACAGATCATTATGACAGTTTTCATGCGGATGCAGGGGAGAGCGGCATTGTTCTTCCGGTCAAAAACTTCATTAACGATTCCTATTGCAGAGATATTTCCACAAAAGTGAAAAGCCAGTTTGAAGTAAAGAGAAAGAATGGGGAGTGTATTGCTCCGTTTGCCCTTTATGGATACAGAAAGGCAGATGACAACAAAAATCAGCTTGTGGCGGATGATTATGCAGCGGAAATTGTGCGTAAGATTTTTAACTGGAAAATGGAGGGTGTGGCGGTTTCAGCCATAGCGGATAAATTGAATGAACTTGGTATCCTTTCACCAAAAGAGTATAAAAAATCCATAGGCGCAAATTACAGAGGAGGATTTTCCGGTGCAGTAAAATCCATGTGGAGCAGTGCCACGGTAAAGCGAATATTGACAAATGAAATGTATCTCGGTCACATGGTGCAGGGAAAAACAGAAAAGATAAATTATAAGCTGAAGAAAAGTGTGGAAAAACCTGAAAAAGATTGGGTTAAGGTGGAAAATACCCATGAGCAGATCATATCGGAAGATGTTTTTCTAGTTGTCCAAAATCTGTTGAAGGTTGATGGACGTGTGAGTCCTGTATCAGAGAAAAACAGTTTTTTTACAGGAATATTGTTTTGCGGAGATTGCGGAGAGCAGATGATAAGAAGGGTAAACCGCTATAAGAATACACAGAGGGTTTACTATATCTGTTCAACCAAAAACCGAGGTGAGGGCTGTACCAGACACAGTATACCGGAAGATGCTCTTAAGCAGATTGTATTGGAAATGGTAACGAAATTTGCAAACTGTTTTTTGCAGGAAAAGCAGATGTTTGAAAAAGCTCTGGATATGGAAACAAATTTTGAGTCCATAGTCCATTATGATACTGAAATTGCAAGATTAAAGGAAGAAGAGGATAAATATTATTCTCTCTGTTCGGGCTTATATGAGGACTTGAAAGAAGGGATTATCACAAAGAGCGAATTTGAACGTTTGCACAGCGAGTTTAAAAGGAAAGCCGGAGAATTTGAGGAAGCACAGAAAAAACAGGAGCTTATGCTTAAGGAACTGTTTAAGAATGGTGCCATCTCTGCAGCAAGGCTAAAGACCATGCAGGACTGTGCGGAACTGAGAGAGATAGACCGTTATACTCTTTGCAGTATGGTAAAGAAGATTTCAGTATATGAGAACCACAGAATTGAAATTGAGTTTTATTATACAGATCAGTATCGCATTATGTGGGAAGTCAATAAGAGAATAAAAGGCGAACAAAAGAAAAACTGTTTGGCAGAAAGGAGTGCATAAGAATGGGCAGAATATCCAAAAGAAAAACAGCAGGCGTTCAGACAGAACAGAATGTGAAAGTCAGACGATACAGAGCTGGTATCTATGCAAGACTTTCAGCGGGTCATGATGAAAGAAAGAATGAATCGGTTGAAGTTCAGATTGAGATTGCAAGGAAATATGTAGAAGAATTTAATCTGAAGAATACGGAAGAAATCATAGACATTATTGATTGTTATACCGATTTAGGAAAGACCGGCAGCAATTTTGAAAGAGAGGGCTTTCTTAGGTTATTGCAGGATATAAGGCTTGGTGAGATAAATTGCGTCATAGTAAAAGATTTGTCAAGGTTTGGCAGAAATTACCTGGAGGCGGGAAATTACATTGAGAAGATATTTCCGTTTTTAGGATTACGCTTCATTGCAGTTGCCGATGGGTTTGATACCGGAAAGGAAGGCAATGAGAATAAGCAGATGGCTTCCGAAATCAAGAACCTTGTAAATGATATGTACGCAAAGGATTTTTCCAAAAAGGCGAAGCTGCACTTAAAACAGAGGAGAGAAGAAGGCTCTTATGTTGGCGGTCCTCCACCTTATGGATATATGGCAGAATGGAGCGGAAAACGGCGTAGATTGATACCGGATGAAAATGCGGTGGATATTGTTCACTTTATATTTGAGAAATTCGTTGAAACGGAAAGCTATACTGCGGTTGCGGATGAACTGAACCACAGACAGATCAATCCCCCTTCTCTGTATAAGAAAACAAAAGAAGTTTACTATACACCCGATGCAGGAACGTATAAAGCTTGGGATAAGAGTTCGGTGGAGCGAATAATGAAAAGTGAAACCTATACAGGAACTCTGGTGCAGGGAAAAACCAGTATAACGGCAAGGGATGAGAAGAACCGTATCTATAAGCCGGAAGATGACTGGGTGATTACAAAGGATGCACATGAGCCATTGGTTGACAGGGAGTTATACCAGAAATCGGTGGAAATCAGAGAAAAAATGAAGGAACGCAAAGCTTCTTATAATCATCCAACGAAGGGTTATCCGCTTGGGGAAAACATTTTTGATGGTGTACTGTATTGTGGAGTATGCGGCAGAAAAATGACAAGAAGCAGCTATGTAAAGCACTATGCAGATGGGGAAAAAGCAAGGCTTGACGGATATTTCTGCTTAAACAGCGGACAGACGAAAATTAAAGTATGCCCGGACTCTAACCGTATTTCAAAGAATGAGCTGGTGGATATATTGTTACCTCTTATCCGTATGGAATTTGCAGTTTCCCTGAACAAGCCAAAGCATTACATGGAGTATGGCAAAGAAAGAATTGCAGAGGCGGTTAAGAAGGCGGAAGCAAGACTAAGAGAAACAGAGGCAAAGTTGAGACGTTCTCAGGAGAAAGAAAGCTGTGTATATATGGATTACCGTGCTGGGAAAATTCCACAAAAACAATATGTGGCATTCAAGATGAGGCAGGCAGACATACTGGAAGATCTGAGAAAACAGCAGGAAAGTCAGAAGCAGGAAATAAGAGCATTGGATAAACTCTCCGGAAAATATATGGCAGCTATTAAAGCTCTGTTAAAACTGAAAAGTGGCAAAGAGCTTACAAAGGATATGATAGAGGCGTTTATTTCAAAAATATATGTTTATCCGGGCAAACGTATAGAGGTTATATTTACCTTTACAGCAGACTGTATGGAAGGGGTGAAGTAGAATGAAGCGTTTGGCATTATATTTACGGTTATCCTTAGAGGACGAGGGAGAAAAGGACGAGAGTAATAGTATAAGCAATCAGAGAAAGCTGATATATGAGTACATACATCACGATTCCGAATTAAGCGGGTATGAGGCTGTGGAGTTTAGTGATGATGGCTTCTCCGGCGCTAATATGAATAGACAGGGGATGCAAAAGTTGTTAAAGGAGGTAAAGGCAAATAATATCATATGTATCATTGTGAAGGATATGTCCCGTTTTTCAAGAGATTATATTGAGATGGGTACTTATCTGAACCAGATATTCCCTTTTATGGGCATTCGTTTTATCGCTATCAATGACCATTATGACAGCAGGGAACATCACGGAAGTACCATAGAGATTGATACCGCATTTCAGACACTTTTATATGATCTTTACAGCAAGGATGTATCGGTTAAGGTAAAGGCTTCGATTGAAAATAAGTGTGCAAAGGGAGAATATGTTTTCGGACAGGCTCCATTTGGATATGAAAAAAGCAAAGAAATAAAAAATGCTGTTATCGTGAATAAAAAAGAGGCAGAAATTGTGCGCTATATCTTTTCCCTTGCGGTGCAGGGGAAAACTAGCACACAGATAGCAAGACAGCTTTATGAGGAAAACGTACCTACCATTACTCAGATGCGTAATCCGGAAAAGAAATATACAGACGGTAAGGTCCATTCATGGAGTGTAACTGCTATCAGAAAAATATTGAATAACCGTTTTTATCTCGGAGAAATGGCATATGGAAAATCGGTCAGAAAGTCCGTAGGAAGTCAAAACGGTATTGCTGTACCGAAAGAAGATTGGAAAGTAATTCGGAATCACCACGAGGCACTCATTTCAGAAGAAATATATGAGCAGGTATCGTCATTCAAACCGAATTATTCTACAAAAAGAAACAGGGAGAAGCATCCGCTTACAGGAAAATTGTATTGCGGTGGATGCGGATATTCCATGGTTTATAAGCCACTACGCGAAAAGAGCCGTTACAGGCGGTTTGAGTGCCGAAAACATGCTTTGTTGCAAATACCGGATTGTTGCACTTACTTGAATGCCGATCTGCTTGAAGAAACCGTACTGATGATGCTGAATAAAGAGTTAATGCTTCGTGGAAATGCCATGAAGCAGAATGAAAGCCTATCTTCATTTCAACGGGCAGGCATTCAGTCTCTGAAAAAGAAACTGGAGAAATACAGACAGGAACAAAAACAGATTCGGTCAGAAAAGGATAATTTGTATGAACAGTATGCTTTAAAAGCAATCAGTAGTGAGGAGTATCAGAAACGTTCAAACGAGCTGACAGAGCGCTTATCTTCATTATCTGTAAAGCAATCCGATACAGTGGGAAAGCTTTCTGTATTGAAAAGTGAATACCAGAAAGCAGAGGCTGATATGAAGCAGATTATCCGGTATTCGCATATTGAAGAATTGACGCAGGAAGTGGTTGATACTTTTATTAGAAGAGTTTATGCTTATAAAGACAAAAGGATAGAGATTGAGTGGAACTTTGTCTCTATTTAGCCATGCACATGGACGGTAGGCAGACTGTGCCAGCTTGCTTGCTAAAGGCTGCTTACCGTACCATGTATAGGGCGTTTAGCCCAATCGAAATGGAGCGTAAGCGGAATTGAGCTTGCATGGCATGAGAGAACAAAGTCAGGCAAATGGAACTTAGCAATAACTTGACATCAACGGGGTATGGGGAGGACGTTATAATAAGGTTACATTGAAGAAAGTCAGTAAAATCAAGTGTTTCCGTTCATTTTTCCAACACAGAAACGAAGCACTTTCACCATGATTTTGAAGAAAATCTGCCCGGATTGTATTCAAAATGATATGGAAAGAAAGATTTGTAGCAATGACGTAACATGAACATCTGGTTTTGTTACAGATAAAAGTTTAAACGAAAGAGAGGTCACAGTAATATGAAACTGACTTATACAAATGTGAATGGATATCTGATTCCCAATCTCACCTATAAATCCGGTGAACAGATGGAGCAGCTTGGCAAATATGGATTCTTGCGTAGAGACTATTTGAAAAATCACAGAAATTCGCTGTATCAGGTAATGCTCCTGCAAGATAGTATTGGTGAGCATCTGTTGGAAGTAGACAAGGCAGCCAGAGAACGGGAAGAAATTATCCTGAAACAGTTGGAAGAAAAAGATCCATTGCCGGACAAGGAGAAAGATCAGATGGCATGGGTAAGAGCTGCCAACGGTCACAGGGCGATTGCAGAAGAAATCATCCTGAAGGAAATGATCTATGTATAAGATAGATGAACGCAGGAAATAACAGATAGATTTACAGAAAATTGAATATTGTGAGCAGGTAAGGCGTGAGTCATGAAAATATGACCCACGTCTTTTCTTTTGCTCTGAAAGGAAGTGATGAACATGAACAAGAAGTTCCTGAAGCATTATATGGAAACAGAACCGGAAGGTACTTCCAAGAAGTATATCTTTTTGGTGGACAATCAGGATATTGCAATGAATATTGTGATGTCCGGTTATCATGCACTTTATCTGGGGCAGGAAGATGATGAATATTATTTCAGCGTAAACAGTTTTATAGAAGATATGCGGTCTATTCAGTTTCATGGAACCTGTCAGAGTGCGTACCACTATGTGGCTGCCTGCACGACCAAATGGATGAATGAGCGGATTCTGGAATTTTGCAAGGATGCTGGTCTGGACGGAAAAGCCGGATGGCAGTTGTTTAAAGAAAAAGAATATCTGGGAAAACTGGATAATCAGCCAGAAGTAGGGAAAGCTTTGGAACAGTTTATCTTGCGGTTTGAGCGGGAACCGAAGAATGATCCGGAATTAAGCCGTTTCCACAAGTTTGATTCAAAAGGGAAGGTCACTGGCGTGAGGGATATGGAGATTGTGGATTATATCGTAGACAATGTGAATTTCTTTGTTAGGGGAGAGATTCCCTATTATTATGAGCATGGCGTTTTTATTGAGGACACTAAGGGTGTAAAGCTGAAATACCGGATTCAAAAGCTGATTTATCGAGATCAGGTTAACAGCAGCACCATCCAGAGAGTTTATAACCTTTTGATTACACAGCCACAGATTTACCGAAATTCGTATGAACTGAATAAGCAGCCGGCTCACTGGATTAATTTCAGAAATGCTTATTATGATGTGTTGTCAGGTGAGCTGATAGAGCATAATCCGAAGTATCTGACGATTAACCAGATTCCCTTCCCATATTATCCAGAGGACAGGGAAAAAGTCCTGGAAGGTGGGGCAAATATCAGAAAATATCTGAATTCTTCCATACCGGACAAGGTAGAACAGCAGATGTTCTGGGAGTATTTCGGATATTGTATGACTACGGATACCCAGTTCCAGAAATTTTTGATGCTGAAAGGAAATGGAGGTACCGGAAAGTCGGTTGCAGTTGCACTGATCCAGCATGTAATCGGGAATGAAAATACATCCAGTATCTCATTGCAGGACTTGAACAAACGGTTTTATGCTACCGGGATGTACGGAAAGCTGTTAAATGCCTGTGCGGATATCCCATGTAAAGCGATGGACACAACCGATGTACTGAAAAAGGCAGTTGGTGAAGATACACTTTTATATGAGAAAAAGGGAAAAGATGCGGTCTTTTACAAGGCATATGCAAAGTTGCTTTTTTCAACAAATGAAATGCCGCAGAATTTGGAAGACAAATCGGATGCTTTTTACCGGAGACTCCTTGTTTTGGATATGAACCAGATGATTCCAAGAGATGAAAAAGATATACGCTTGAAAGAAAAGATTAAGGCAGAAGCGGATTATGCAATTCATATGGCAGTGACAGCACTGAAAGATGTCTATGAACGAGGGGAGCTTATTGAGAGTGAACACAGCAAAGGATGTGTCCGGGAACTGCGGCGGTTATCAGACAGCGTATGTGCTTTTCTTGAGGATAAACTGGTGAAGGAAAAAGGAAAGCGTCTGAAACGTAGTGATGTGTTCCGGATGTACGAGGAATACTGCGAGGATAATGGTCGTCAGGGACATGCAAAATCAGGATTTTTTAAAAATATGGAGGGTAAAGGGTTTCAGGCAAGGAAATATAACGGCGATTACTGCTACCAGGATATTGCAATCCGAGAAGAAGATTTCCAGCTTCTGGAAGCAGGGGAGAAAACTCCCTTTGATGAACACTCTGAACAATTAAAATTGAATATATAACAGATAGTTTGGGGCATTTGGGGCAAAAAAGGCAAAAATGAACGAGATCAGGACAGGGCAAAAACATGGAAAAGCTGTCAGAAGGTTCAGAAAAATGCCCTTTTTGCCCCAGTTGTTCTTTTATCAATAAAAATAAAGAAGAAAGAATGAGGTATGATTATGAGAATGATGAAAACAAGCAAAAACGAGACAATTATGGTGATCGGGATTGATCATGGCTATGGCAACATGAAAACTGCAACTAGATGCTTTCCTTCCGGTGTGGTGAGATATGAGAATGAGCCAATCTTCCAGAACAACCTTCTTGTTTACAATGGTTTGTATTATCAGATCGGTGAGGAGCATAAGGAGTTCTGTGCCGAGAAAACACAGGATGATGACTATTATGTACTGACACTGGCTGCGATTGCAAGAGAACTGGAAGGAAAAGGAATGAACAGGGCAAAGGTGCATCTTGCGGCTGGATTGCCTTTGACGTGGGTGGCTACTCAGAAAGAGGATTTTCAGAAATACCTGCTTCAGAATGAGAGCGTGGATTTTACGTTTCGTAATAAACAGTATCACATTGATTTTGAAGGAGTGGATATCTATCCACAGGGATTTGCAGCAGCTTTTTATCGTTTGCAGGATTTCAAGGGAATCAATATGTTGGCTGATATTGGAAATGGAACTATGAACATCATGTATATCAACAATTCCCGCCCAGTGGAAAAGAAATGCTTTACAGAAAAATACGGAACACATCAGTGTGTGCTTGCAGTCAGGGAAAGTCTGCTGAAAGAACTAGGAACGGTGGTAGATGATCTTGTGATTGAACAGGTGATCCGTACCGGGACAGCAGATATCGGAGAAAAGTATCTGGCTGTGATCTGTAAGGCTGCCAGTGATTACACAAGAGAGATTTTTCATAAGCTGAGAGAACGGGAATACAATTCGGAGCTGATGCGTTTATATGTAGTTGGTGGCGGTGGCTGCATGATTCAGAACTTTGGAGATTATGACAAAGACAGAGTAACGATTGTGCGAGACATCTGTGCAACTGCCAAAGGGTATGAGGCTATGACAGTAAGAAAAATTCAGAAAAATGGAGGGATGTTGGTATGAGAAAAGAACGGAAAATCATCAACACCAATATACGCCTGAATCTTTGTGACGAGCAGGATCGGCAGGCGTGGGAATATCTTCAGACAATGGACAGACAGAAATATAAATCCTATACAAAAGCAGTTGTGGCAGCGTTGAACGATTATTTTGCCAGAGAGTACCGGAATGAAGAAGACCCATATCTGGAAACCAGAGAAAAGGAAGATGCTTTTCTGGAAAGAGTAGAGACAGCTATTCGGGATGGAGTGAAAGAATCTGTCCCGATGGCTATGGCGAAGAATCTGCTTGAAATGATTACGCCATTTGTAAAAGAATCGGTGGGAGAAAACCAACCATCTGGCAGATTAGAGGAAAAGCCTGAGAAGCAGGATATGGAGGATGCACTGGGCTGGGAGCAGGAAGCAGATATGGATGCAGCTTTAGAGTTTGCAGACAGTTTTTAGATAATGGCAAAAATAAAGCAGTCCGAATAAGCAAGATTGAATCGGGCTGCTTTAAGTAGAACTATTTCTTTTCCGGGAATATGGTCGTTTATCATCTGTCAGATCCAACAGATAGTCAACACTGGTATTATGGAATTCTGCCAGCTTGATCAGAATCTGAGTGGGAATATCAACATCGCCACACTCGTAATTACTATAAATGCGTTGGCTACAGTTTAAGATTTCGCCCATATTTTTCTGTGTCAGGTCACGATCCTCACGGAGATCACGAATTCTTTTATACATGCTTTCACCTCACGCTTAATAATAAACTAGCGAGATATTCACTATTGAGATATAGCGAAAAATTCGCTACAATGAGTTCATAAACTTAGGAGGGAAGAGAAGAATGAAAAAGAAGATACAGAGAATTTTGATATGGATTTTTGAACTGAGTTTATTTTGTGGATATTTTTATATTTTATTCGTGAATTTGGTGTGTGGATTTGGCTATGGGGGAATAAGCAGTAGAGGACAGGCGATAAAAATCTTAATTGTTTCATTTATCTTGGCTGTGGCACTTCCGGGATTGATCTGGTATCAGCACCGTAGGATTATGAAGCTGGAAAAGTTAGTGGACGAGATCTATGATATTTTCGACAAAATAAAATAGCAGTCATAGGAATATTGATTGGTAGTATAGAGAGATTTAGGAAAAGAGAATAACAGAAAAAGAGATTAGCAGTGATGACATTTTCTGAGATGAAAAATTAGAAAATGGTTATGACTGCTATTTTTATGCTTTGTAGCAGAAAAAGAAAGTGGATTAGAAGCAATGTAACAGAAAGTGAGGAGAAGAATGTCAGAAAAGGATGGTATGCCGGATACGGCATAGGATTGTCCGGTACTTCGCACCGGAGTGGTGTGTGAAAAGCCTGTTCCAGAAAGCTGGAATACTCTGCAAAGGGGAGCAATCCGGATTTCCTCCACAGTCTTTTCCCACACCACAAAACCACCATCATCAGCCGCTTTTTATTCTGGAAGATGCCGCAGGAAGAATCATTGAGGAAGTCTTTGCTGTGGCGGCAGATGACAGGCAAGTTTCGCAAAGTGGCAAGCCACTATGCACCGGAGCCAGCCTTTGGGCTGTTCCTAAACTTGCCATGGGCATCTGCCCCTTGGAACCCCGGCACGTCAATAGTGTAAGTAATCCTGCGAAATGTTCACCGGACATTCCTTCGGAAGACTTACTGATTGACTAGGACGCTGTCCTGCACCTGCCAAAGGGGAATATTGCATTTCCCCTTATGGAATCCCCTGCTAATCTACCAGCCGGAAAGGTTATGGCTGATTTATAAAAAAGATAGAGTGGAGAAAGGAGACGAAGATTTATGCGAAAACGAAATTATACGGTAACGATACGAATGAATAAAGCAGAGTATGATCTGCTCCAAAATAAAGTAAAGGAGTCTGGACAGACTCAGCAGGCGGTTGTAATTTATGCAATAGCGGGTTTAAAAATTGCATCCGCAGAGGAAGTGGAAGAATTGAAAAAGCTGAATCTGAAGCTGGCAGAGATGCTCAGCCAGCTTCGTGGTGTTGCTACGAATATCAACCAGATTGCACGGAAAATGAATGCTGGCGGCTTTATACCAAGAGAAGATATTTTGCATTATCTCAATCAGAATATCCTCAACTACCGAAAGGAGAGTGAAAAGATATGGCAGTCAATAAGACAGTTAATAAGCGGACAAATTCTCATGGAGCAATGAGAAACTGTATCGAATATGTATTGCGTCAGGACAAGATCAATGAGCAGTTTGCCTATGTGACTGGCCCGTACTGCCATGACGCAATCAATTATGATCTTGTGTATCAGACATTTCTGGAAGAAAAGAAATTATGGAATAAAGACTGTGGAAGGATGTACGCTCACAATATTATTTCCTGGCATAAGGATGAGCAGATTACACCAGAGCAGGCATTTGAATTTGGAAAAGAGTTTGCAGAAAAATGGTTCCAGGGATTCCAGACCTTAGTGGCAGTTCACAAGGATAAAGACCATATTCATTGCCATCTGGTGACGAATTCTGTCAGTTATGAGGATGGAAAGAAACTGCATACTACGAAAAAAGATCTGGAGCAGATGAAGCAGTTTACCAACCAGATGTGCCGGGAACGTGGGCTGACGGTTGCAGAAAAAGGAAAACATTTTGATGGCAGTCAGATTGAAAAGGGCGAAATCATTGCATGGAGCAAGGATAAATATAATCTGTTCCGGCAACAAGTAAAGGACAGCTTTGTGGCTGACTGTGCAATGGCGGTGTTAAAAGCACTGGAGAATTGTATCAGTAAAGAAAAGTTTATAGAAAAAATGAAACAGCTTGGATGGAGTGTGAACTGGACAGAAAAGAGGAAGCACATCACGTTTCAGAATCAGGATGGAAAGAAAGTGCGTGACAGCAATCTGTCCAAAACCTTTCATCTGGACATCAGCAAGGAGGGGTTAGAGAATGAATTTAATGGAAATTACGAAAGGATACAAGCCGAAGCAGAACGAACAAATGGATCAGACGATGTATTCGCTGGATACTACCGACAAGTGGAAGCAGCTTGCGAAGGAGCAGGCAGAAACGCTGGAGAAAGTGACGGCAGAGAGGGACGAGTTGCAGGTGAGAAATCAGAAGATGAACGAGTTTATTCAGGAATTTCAGGAAAGGACGCACAAGTTGAAAATAGAAAAACAGAAGTTGTTCTTCGAGAATCACGAAATGCAAGAAGAAATGCAAATGTCGAACGCCGAAATTCAGCGGATGACAGCAGAACTGTCCGAAATGCGGAAACTCAATCAGTCTTTACAGCAGAGCAACGACGACTTGAGGAACAGAAACGGATTGATGAGCAGGAGCGAGCAAGAGCATCTCGAAGAAGAAATAAAAGACGTTCGGGACCGGAACTCTAAATTACAGACACAGGTGAACCAATCGTCGGTGAAAGCGGTTGAACAGGCACAGCAAAAACAGGAAGAAGCAGAAAAACAGGCAAGACAGGCAGAGTATCAGGCTGAAAGGGAAAAGAAACGGGCAGATATGGAGATACAAAAAGCCAGGAGAAAAGCAAAATCGGAAATGGAGGATATGAAAGAAATACAGTTTTTCTGGACTTGGGGATATCTTTGTGTCATATTCTTTTCACTTATTCAGAATGGAGCATTTCAAAGGGATTTAATGCAACTGATCATGTTGCCAGTTAATTGGTGCAGAAAGTATGCGATATGGTTTGAACAGCTGGATTATATGGGATATTTTACGGGAGAGGTAGTTTTTGAACGAATATTTTCAAGTGCTGTGATTATGGCGGGAATTGTCGGGGGTGTATTTCTTGTATGGGGTGGAATTGAACGGTATCGAAAGATATGGGATGATATTTATAAAATGGTTTTGATAGCCAGCTTTTCCTTTATTGCGGTATTAGGAAACTTGATACGGGAATATTTGCCATTTAATTTGCTGTTTGTGATTTTTGTCATAAATGTAGGGGCTGTTCTGATTAGAATATATTTGAATAATAAGAATGTTGGCTATTGAACAATAAATCGAATTTATTTGCTATAATGAATTTCTATATTTTCTTGTCAGTCAGTCCTAACGGTGTTACACTGAAAGAGTATAGAAACTCAAACAATGTTACCTATTGTAGGGACTGGAGCTTTATAAGGTAACATTTTTTTATATGAGAAAGTTAGATGAAACTAATTGCTGAAGGAGATAAGCTATGATGTTTTATGAAAGAGGAGACAAAAGTAAGAAAAGCAGCGGAAGAAAGTGGACAGTGTAATATGAGAACAGTAACAACAGAGGACAATCCATATAAGGTTGCTGGAGATATACTTTTTGCGTCTTCGGAAGTGGAATCGGATTTCAGAAGTGTTGATTTATATGGATCTTCTGTCCGGAGAAAAAAAGAAGATGCTATATGTTCAAGATTTCATCTTGAGAATGAAAGTGGTACAGGAGATATCGCCGTATATCAGACATTTCCAGGAATGGAGCTGGTCTATAATGATATGCATATGGAATATTGTAATAAGATGCAGAGTCCACGTCCTGGATTTATTGAAATTAATTATTGTCGGGAGGGGCGGTGTGAGTGTGCGTTTGGAGAGAGTAGTTATTGCTATATGGCAGCGGGAAATTTATCCATTTGTACCTTGCATAAGAAATCACATACATCAACATTTCCTACTTCCCATTATCATGGGATAACGATAACGATTGAGTTGGAAGAAATTACAGATGAGATGAGAAGAATCTTGAAACTTCTTTCTATTAATCTTACCCGAATTTCAGAGTTTGCAGGAAAACAGGATTTTTATATGGTTCGTGCAAATGAAACTGTCCAACATATATTTTCGGAATTATATACTGTTCAGGAACATATAAAGCCTAGTTATATCAGAATAAAGCTTCTGGAGCTTTTATTGATACTAACAGAAATGGATTTTGACAGGATTAAGAACGACTATGTTTATTTCTCAAAATCGCAAAGGAACTGTACCAGACAGATTCATGATTTTATTGTAGGACATATCAAAGAACATTATACAATTGAGGAGTTGGCAGAGCGTTTTGAAATATCACCTACGGCAATGAAACGTTGTTTTAAGGGAATGTATGGTGCACCTGTTTATGCGTATCTCCGGACTTATCGTTTACAAATTGCTGAAAAATTATTACGGGAGGGGAATTTATCTGTAGGTGAAATCGCAACAGAAATCGGATATACAAATCCCAATAAATTTACTTCGGCATTTCGAGATGAATATGGAATGACACCAACGGAGTATAAAAAGAATGTCTGATTGGATAGAAACTAGTCTGCCAGGTCATTGAGTTTCATATTAGTACCAGATAAAATATGTATTGGTTAGATAAGACTGACTAATACATATTTTTTATTTAGGAGGATTATAATGAAACAGAGAAAATTATTAACAAGTTTGTTTTTAGCAGCAACTTTGTCTATTTCTTTATTGACGGGATGTGGAAATACAAGCAGTAGCACATCTGAAACAAAGCAAACAGAAAACAGTGTTACAGAAGAACAGACTACAAGCGTACAGAAGGAAAGTGAAACTGATGAGAATCAGGAGGCAGCAGATCAGCTTTTATGCGATCTGAAAGGTACTTATCAGGAACTGTGGCCGGTTATTCTGGCAGATGAATACGATCAGCTGTGGCTCGATGACAGTGCTGCAATTGTAGGAGAGGATAATGCTCAGGCGGCTGTTGAAAAAATGTCTTCTATGGTAACTGGAACAGTCACCGGTGAAGAGGCAGTGGAAACCTACAAGGATGGAAATATGGCATACGACTGTGAATTTTTACAGAATATAGATCAGTTCACGTTTGACGGAACAACAATATCTGGTGTGGATGAAGAGGGGAATGATGTATTCAGTCATTCTTATCATTACGTAGGTATGGAAGAAACGCGTGGTCTGTACATCTACGAAAGTGATGATGCTGATTCCGGCGAGTTTACCTATTTCTGTATCGCTCCGGATACAATGAAAACTACATGGCACATTGAGTTCAGATATGGAAGTGACCTGGATGCATTGGAAAAATATGATGCAGGTGAATATGCTTATTGGCTGGCAGCAGGAATTTCTGTTGACTATACGAAAGCCGATGTTGAGAACTGTATACAGTTATTCTGTAAAGAGAATCTGTCTGAATAGTGAAAATAAATTTGAGTCGGTGGAAATCGGAGAGATTCTGATGCCACCGGCTTTTTGAGGAGGATATAAGGTCATGAGCAAAAAGAAAAATGCCGAGTTATCCCGGATGTGGGGATTTGCAGGGAAACGTCATTGGTTGACTATTGCCAGCTGCATTCTGGCAGGAATATCCACGGTGCTTTCTATTATTCCATTTGTCTGTATCTGGTTTGTGATTCGGGATATCTTGTATGCGATGAAAAAGGGAGATTTGTCACTGGCAGCTTCCAGTGGGCATTATGCGTGGCTTGCAGTAGCATTTTCGTTACTTAGTATTTTATTATATTTTGTAGCATTATGTTGTTCGCATCTGGCAGCATTTCGTACAGCTACCAATATGAAAAAAGAGGCAATGCACCATATTGTCACGTTACCGCTTGGATATTTCAGTCAGAATGCCAGTGGCAGACTTCGGAAAATTATTGATGACAATGCTGGACTGACTGAAGGGTTTCTGGCACATCAGTTGCCGGATCTGACCGGTGCAGTTGTTATGCCGGTTGCAGTCATCAGTTTGTTGTTTGTCTTTGACTGGAGACTTGGAATCTGTTGTTTGATTCCACTGGCAATCAGTGTATTTTTCTTAAAGAAAATGATGGGTGGAGATAATGCCGATTTTATGTCGGGATACATGACCGCACTGGAAAATATGAATAAAGAAGCGGTAGAATTCGTTCGTGGAATCCCGGTTGTAAAGGTATTCCAGCAAACCATTTACTCATTCAAAAACTTTCATGCAGCGATTGAAGAATACAAAAAATATGCCAGTGGATATGCAATCTGCTGTCGTATCCCATTGACGGGATTTAACATTACTTTAAATGGAACTTTTATTTTGCTGATCCCAACTGCACTGATGCTTTTTTCGGCAGCAAGTGGACAGGCGGATCGTCAGAAACTGTTTTTAGATTTCCTGTTTTACAGTCTGTTTACGCCAGTTTGTACAACAATGATGAATCGAATCATGTTTGCAAGCGAACAGTTAATGGCGGCAAAAAGTGCAGTAAGCAGAATAGAAGCAATTTTGCAGGAAAAACCGCTTAAAGAATCAAATACACAAAAACAGCCAAAGGATGCTTCTGTTGTATTCGAGGATGTTTCTTTTACTTATCCAGGTGCTAAGAAAAAAGCATTGTATCATGTAAGCTTCGAAGTCCCTGATGGTAAGAAAATTGCATTAGTCGGAGCTTCCGGTAGTGGCAAATCTACAGCGGCCAGTCTGATTCCACGTTTTTATGATGTGCAGGAAGGAGACGTCTTAGTGGGTGGTGTGGATGTTCGTGAGATTGCTAAAAATGACCTCATGGATCAGATTGCATTTGTGTTCCAGAACACCCGTCTTTTCAATGATACCTTACTTGAAAATATCAGAGCTTCCAGGCCAGATGCCACACGTGAAGAAGTGATGAGAGCGGCAGAAGCAGCACAATGTCAGGATATCATAGAGAGACTTCCAAATGGTTTGGATACTATAGTTGGAAGTGGAGGAACCTATCTGTCGGGTGGTGAAAATCAGCGGATTGCATTAGCACGTGCAATTCTGAAAGATGCACCAATTATTATACTTGATGAAGCGACAGCTTTTGCAGATGCGGAAAATGAGCATCAGATCCAGCTTGCCTTTGAAGGACTGACCAGCGGAAAAACAGTACTTATGATTGCACATCGTCTGTCCACGATTCAGGATGCAGATATGATTCTGGTCTTTTGTGATGGAAAAATAATAGAACGAGGCAATCATGATGAATTGCTGAAACAGAATGGTGTCTACGCATCCATGTGGAAAGAATATCAGACACAGATTATCTGGAAGGTTGGAACGACTGTGAGAAAGGAGGAAAATCATGATTAACAGATTACAGAAAAAATACGCTCTGAGTGTCCAGGGTGCAAAGGATCTTTTTAAAGCAATTGTTTATTCTGTACTGGCAAATATCAGTCTGATGCTCCCGGTTGCCCTACTTGCAATAGTATTAAATACGATGCTTCCTATGGCTCTTGGAATGGAAGAAAAAGTGGCAGGATTTGCAGGATATACAGTTGTTGGAATTATCATTTTAGTGATTATTTTTGTCCTTCATTATCTGCAGTATACAAAAGCCTATATTGGTACCTATGAGGAAAGTGAACGTAGACGCATTACACTTGCAGAAAAGCTCAGGACGTTACCGCTTGGATTTTTCCATGAACGTGACCTTGCTGATCTGACAAGTACAATTATGGGCGACTGTGCCAGTTTTGAGCATGCGTTTTCCCATACAGTTCCGCAATTTTTTGGAGCACTTATTTCTACAAGTATTGTGTGTCTGGTACTTCTTGTTATGAACTGGAAAATGGGAATTGCTCTTTTGTGGGTTGCACCGGTGGCATTTGCAATTGTTCTTCTTTCACGCAAGTGGCAGGAACTGCTTGCAAAGAAATATATGACAACAAGAATTGATCTGTCAGAAGGAATACAGGAATGTCTGGAAACGGTACAGGATATTAAGGCATGTAATCAGGAGAAAACTTATCTGGAGAAACTGGATGCGAAATTGGATGCAGCAGAAAAAGCGCAGATTTCCAGTGAAATGGTCAGTGCGAGTCTTCTTACAACCGGTCAGATGATCTTACGGCTTGGACTGGCAACGGTTATTGTTGTGGGAAGTTCGCTGATTTTAAAGGAAAAAATTGATCTGTTTACTTATATTCTATATTTGATCGCAGCCTCCCGTCTGTATGATCCACTTTCTGGAGCTATGGCGAATATGGCAGAACTTTTTGGTGTGAATTTACAAGTAAAACGCTTGAAAGAAATCCAGGAATATCCGTTAGAAAACGGGCAGACAGAGTATCACACCAAAGGATATGATGTGATTTTTGACCATGTGAAGTTTTCTTATGAAACAGGAAAAACAGTTTTAAAAGATGTATCTTTTACTGCAAAACAGGGACAGGTGACTGCATTAGTAGGACCATCCGGCGGTGGTAAGAGCACCATAGCAAAACTGGCAGCTAAATTCTATGACGTGGATGGTGGGAAAATTACACTTGGTGGTGCAGATATCGCAAAAATTGATCCGGTCGCATTGATGAAAGATTTTTCGATTGTTTTTCAGGATGTTGTTCTTTTCAATAATACAATTATAGAAAATATCCGTGTCGGACGAAAAGGTGCAAGTGATGAGGATGTTATTGCTGCAGCAAAGGCTGCAAAATGTCATGATTTTATCGAAAAATTGCCGCAGGGTTATCAGACGGTAATCGGAGAAAATGGTTCTACGCTTTCTGGCGGGGAGTGCCAACGTCTTTCCATTGCCCGTGCACTTTTAAAAGATGCACCTGTTATTTTACTGGATGAAGCAACTGCTTCTTTAGATGTGGACAGTGAAACACAGATACAGGAAGCGATATCTGAACTAGTCAGTGGGAAGACAGTTCTGGTAATCGCTCATAGGATGAGAACGATTGAAGCAGCGGATCAGATCGTTGTTCTGGATAAAGGTGTTGTGGCAGAAAAAGGAAACCATGATACGCTTATGAAGAAAAATGGTCTATATCGTAAGCTGGTTGATCTGCAGACGGAAGCAGCAAATTGGAAACTTAGTGTATAGAACAAAAGGCACTGAAAACCATAGAATTATTGGTTTGCAGTGCCTTTTTTGAGCAAAGAGAAAAAATACAGTGAATTTAAGTTTTGCTAAGTTTCACTAAATTCTATTCGTTTGATTTCCGCCACTGTTTTGAGGGTTTCCGTTTTCCACAATCATCACAAGTCTGTGGCCAGTTAATTTTCCATTCAAAATATTCATCTCTGGTAATCGCACCAGATTTCAGTTCTTCTTTTCTAAGAGTCCATTCTTTCAGAAAATCGTTGAGAACTCTATAATTAAACCACATACCAACAGGCGAATGTGCAGGCCAGCTATCAGAATCATGGTAGCGGATAGCGGCATCGTCACTGGAATTTGATTTTTCACCTGGATATGTCTCTAGTTGAAAGAGATTAATCATGCCGGGATTAAATTCATCAATCCAGAACAGAATTTCCATCAGTTCAGAGGCGTCCATCGTGGTTGGCTCATGTAGTGTCAGTGGGTTTACGTCCAGAATCTTAGCCATTTCAGTTACCAGATCTTTGCGGGGAACCCGGTAATTCGTTTCATATTGGGCAAGACGATTTGCACCTTTATCGCCCCAACCGAGGGCAGCACCAAGTTCTGCCTGTGTCATATTCCGGAATGTCCGGATTTTTTTTATTTTATCACCGATTGTCATATCAGATTTCCCACTTTCTTTTTGATAAATCCATTTTACTACCAAAAACAGTGAATGTAAACAGAAAGATTCGCATTGAAGCGAACAAAACACTTGACATTCGCATGAATGCGAATTAAAATAACAGTACGATAAAGGTTCGCATGAAAGCGAATGTACAGATGAGGATAAATACTTTTTGCAAATTATTGCAAAATGAGGTTGGTAAAATCCTTCTGTCAGGCTTTATTAGTGAGAGGATTTTTTTGAAGTGAACAACATTTTGGTGTTTCCAGGCTGTAATAAGTGAAAGGATATTCAAAAAAACTCTTTTGTACCTTGAAAATTACATGAGCTGTATAATCTGATCTCACAGATGCCATAACCCTGTAAATGATTTTATGGGCGAGCGTCGAAGATACTCCGGAAACGACTGGTAGGCTTGCGAAGAAGCTGGCAGTATTCAGAAATACTCTGATAGAGGTTGACTGTGACGTTGACAACGGGTTATACAAATGGAAGCCAACACGCCGAACAGAATATGCAATGCCATAGTAATAGATAAAATTTGAGAACAAAATGTGAAAGGTAAGGTGATGTGATTGAGAAAATTGTAGGTATAGGACAACTGATACAAAGAATATGTTGGAAAAGAGGTGAGCATCATGGTGAATCAGTCGGTAATAGATTCTAGTGTTGATCTGGAGCAGTTAAAGGACATTGAAGATTTAATTCCTGATATGGATAAAGCTATTTCTGAGAAAGTGGAAACTTTTCTGGATAAATCCGGCGATCAGCCGTATGCTCACATGAATGAAGGATATGTAGTGGTTGTGGAGATGACAGGAGAAATGGATGCCACAGATGCCATTAGTGATTATCTGAGAAAAAGGACGGAGTTGATGTATTAAAATGTCTTGCAAAGGTACAGATGTTATGTTAATGTGAGGTCAGGGAAAATGAACGTGATACATGGTTTCTGACTTCAAATTCAATGGAATAAGTAAGTTGGGAGCGATGTAAAATGGAACAGATGCAAATGAATATGCCAGATATATACGATGCTGCATTGTATCTTCGATTATCGAAAGATGATATGGAAGAGGGCGGTGCGAAGTCAGAGAGCAACAGCATTGCAAATCAGAGAGAGTTACTTCGGAGCTTTGTAAAAAGCCAGCCGGATATTCAGATCTTTGATATATATGTGGATGACGGATACTCAGGAGGAAATTTTGACCGACCTGAGTTTAAACGAATGACAACTGATATAGAAGCTGGAAAAGTAAACTGTGTGATTGTAAAAGACTTATCCAGATTCGGAAGAGAATATATAGAAGCCGGGCGATGGATCGAAAAGACCTACCCGGCTTTAAATGTGCGTTTTATTTCAGTTACAGACCAGTTTGACAGTAAAACAGCAGATTTTTCAGAGAAGTCATTTGTAGTTCCAATCAAAAATTTTGTAAATGAAAGCTATTGCCGAGACATTTCCGGTAAAGTGCGAAGCCATCAGAAAATCAAACGTGAGAAAGGTGAATTTATTGGAGCATTTGCACCGTATGGTTACTGCAAAGATCCGGAGAATAAGAACTGTCTGGTGATTGATTCTTATGCAGCGGATATTGTAAGAAAAATATTTTCATGGAAAATTGATGGGTTCAGTCTTGGAGCAATCGCAGAAAAACTGAATGTACGTCATGTGCAGTCGCCAAAAGAATATAAAAAGGCAAATGGTGAAAATTACAATTCCGGATTCCATAGTTCAGATACACCAAAATGGTCGGCAGTGCAGATCAAAAGGATTCTGACTAACGAGGTTTACATTGGAAACATGGTACAGGGCAAGCAGGAACGAATCAGCTATAAAGTAAAGCAACGTCTGGATAAGCCAGAATCAGAGTGGGTGAAAGTAGAAAATACGCATTCGGCGATTATCCGGCAGAATGATTTTGATGTGGTGCAAAAGTTACTTCAGTATGATGGCAGAGCATCGAAAACATCGGACAGTGCAAACCTTTTTTCGAGTTTTGTATTTTGTGGAGATTGCCATACACCGATGATACGCAGGGTAAATCAATATAAGGGGAAGAAAAAAGCCTTTTATATTTGCCAGACAAAAAATAAAGGTGGAGATTGCACTAGACATAGTATTCCGGAAGAGGTGCTGAAAAGAATTGTGTTGAAAGAGATTCAGGCATATACGGCACTTTTTATAGACTATCAGATGATTATGGAAGAACTTTGTGAGATGCAAGTCAGTTACGATCAGGTAATTGGTTATGATACACAGATTAGCAAATTGAAGGAAGAATATAACCGCTATTACAGCCTGAAAGCATCTTTGGGTGATGACTTGAAAGAGGGATTGATCAGCAAAGAGGAGTTCGATGATTTTCGGGAAAGTTACGGAAGAAAATGTGAAGAACTGGAGCAGATGATTGAAAACCAGAAAAAACTGGTAAAGCAAATGTTTGAGGATGGAGTGTCTGCAACTGTTCAGTTGGAGGACTGGAAGAAATCACTGGAAATCAAAGAACTGGATCGCACATTGCTGGCACTGACCGTAGATAAAATTTATATTTATGAAAATAAGCAAATTAAAATTCACATCCGTTATCAGGATATGATTGAGAAAATGAAAGTCATAAGACGGTTTTATGCGGAACACCGGACAGAGTGAAGGAAAGAGGCGAGATAAATGGCAAGGACAGCAAAAAGATATAAGAAAAACACAGAGAAGAAAGTTCTTGGGATTCCGGTATGTATGGCTGCAATTTATGCCAGATTATCCGTAGACAGTGATGAAAAAAAGTCAGAATCTATTGAAACACAGGTTACGCTGATAAAAGAGTTCATTCAGAAGCACAATGAAAATCCAGACAGAGAGTATGAAATTGCTGTATATGACATTTATTCTGATCTGGGAAAAACTGGAACAAATTTTGACAGACCGGGATTTGAACGGATGATGAATGATGTCAGGGCAGGTAAAATAAATTGTATTCTGGTAAAGGATTTCTCACGATTTGGAAGAAATTATATCGAAACCGGAAATTATTTGGAAAAGATTCTCCCTTTTATGAAAGTGCGGTTTATTTCTGTATGTGACAACTATGATTCATTTGCATTGGATGCCAAGAATCAGGAATTATCCATGAATATCAAGAATCTGGTGAATGATGCTTATGCGAAAGACATTTCCGCAAAAGAACGGGCAGCGAAACGTATTGCACAGAAAAATGGCGAGTATGTGGGATCTACAGCTCCATACGGATATTGTGTGGAAAAGGTAAATGGAATTTATAAGTTGATTGTGGAACCGGAAGCTGCAAAGATTGTTCGCAGGATTTTTGAAGAATATGCTTCAGGAGATGGCATACAGAGCATTATTGACAGGCTGTTTGAGGATGGGGTACATCGGATTTCAGACTATAATCAATATCATCATGTGTACTGTCAGGACGGAGAGAATCTTCATCAGTGGGGAAATTCTTCGATACGTGCAGTGCTGAACCGAAATAATTATTATGGCGATCTGGTTCAGAGAAAATATGAATCCAGATTTCAAAGAGGTGAAAAATGGTGTGACATATTGGACGAGAGCCAGTGGATTATTACGCCAAATGTCCATGAGCCAATTATTAGCAGAGAATTGTTTGAAAAAGCACAGGTCAGGTTGAAAGCAGCACAACAGAAAGCAACAAATACTACGGTAGGATGGGAAGATGATGAAAGAGCATTTTACAATGTATTCTATTGTGGAGACTGCAAGCGAAAAATGTGTACACGCAGATACAGAGGCAATGTGTATTACTTTTGCAATGCTGCTCAGTACCGGGACGAAAGGAAATGCAGTCATAAATCAATTTCCGAAGAAAAATTGCAGAAAATTGTCCGTTCAGAGCTGACCAGACAGTTTCAGTTATCTGGCTTACGGAAAAAGGAGATGTCTGCTATAAGCAGTGCAGTATTTCTTACCAAAATCAAAGAAATTCAAGCAGAGATCAGGAAACAGGATGCAGATATGGAAAGACGTTCAGAAAAACTGGCACAGGCATTTATGCAATATAAAGAGGGCGAACTTTCCAAAGAAGACTATATAAAAATGAAAGATGACCGTAATAACTGGAAAGTGTTTTGCGAAGAGAGAAAGAAGTCTTTGGAGCAGACCATACGAAAACTGGAAAAACAGCAGAAAGAAGAAGCCAGATTTTTACGAAGCCTGCTGGAGCTGGATAGGACAACCAGAATCAATGCGGAACTTGCAGAAGGCTTGATTGAAAGTATGTATCTATATGGTGATGGCAGACTGGAAATCAACTTCGGGTTTAAGGGGGCGGTAGAACATGAGTGATCAGAAACTGATTATTGGATATTACCGCCTTTCCATGGAAGATGACTCAGAGGGAGAAAGTAACAGCATTATTAATCAGAGAAAACTGGTAAAAGATTATATTTCCAATATTCCTGAATTGGTGGCTATGCCCTTTCAGGAGTTCTATGACGATGGATATTCTGGTTCCAGTATGGAACGTCCGGCAATTAAGCAGGTTCTGGAACTTGCCAGGGAGAATAAAGTGCAGTGTATTGTAGTAAAAGATTTTTCACGTTTTGCCAGAAACTATATTGAGATGGGAACTTATCTGGAGCAGATTTTTCCATTCCTGGGAGTACGATTCATTTCTATCTCAGACCGATATGATTCTAAAGATTATAAGGGAAAGAGTTCAGATATTGAAGTACAGTTTAAAGGACTGATAGCAGATTTTTATGTGAAAGATCAGTCCGTAAAGGTAAAAGCGGCAGTCAGTACCAGACGAGGAAAAGGTGAGTATTGCTGTGGCTCTGCACCGTATGGGTATCAAATCAATCCTGAAAATAAGAAAGAACTGGTCATTGTAGAGGACGAAGCGGAAGTGATCCGCAGAGTATTTGAACTGACCAATCAGCGATATTCAAAGATGGAGATTTGTCGGTTGTTTAATGAAGAGGGGGTACTGACTCCCTTGCAGTCTATGAGTAGACGACAGAAATCAGACAGCAAGAAAGCTGCATCAAGAGGACTGCAGTGGACGAGTGATATGATACGGAAGATTGTGGATGATAAAACTTATATAGGCTGTATGGTCTATGGAAAAACAAAGATTCCAGATCCCGGAACTGGGAAAGAAGTACCGGTACCGAGAAATCAGTGGAAAGTGATGGAAAATCATCACGAGCCGATTGTATCAAAAGAAGTTTTTGAAAAAGCACAGTCCCTTCAGATCAGATACACCAAGAAAAGCAAATTTGACAGGGAAACAACACTATTAGGTGGCTATGTAAAATGCGGGAATTGTCGCAGAAGCCTGACTTCAAGCAGTCCGATTCATGGTCATATTCTTTATAGCTGTGCTTACAGTAAAGGAAAAGAAGATACAGGGTGTTTTTCCGGGAAAGCGGATAACAAAATGCTAGAGCATATCGTACTGGCAGAAATAAAGGCATATTTACGCCAGAATATCAGCCAGGAACAGATGCAGCAATCTATGAGAAAACAGCATGAGGACAGTATAGAAGCCTATAAGACGGAAAGTGCAGACTGTGAAAAACGTCAGGAGCAGATAAAGATTCAGAACCGCCAGAACTATGAGAAGTATCATGAGGGACAGATGAATCAGAAACAGTTCATGGAAGCAAAGAAGCAGTTGGAAGAAGAAAGAGAACGGCTGCAGAAACGTGTACAGGAACTGGATGAACTGATAAACGGAGAGAAAGAAATTCTGATGAAAAAAAATGTTCCGGTGGAGCAGATGTTGAAGTATTTAGGCTATGAGAAGCTGACACGAGAGATGCTGGAAGAATATGTGCAGGGAATATATGTGTATGATGACGGGAGAGTGGAGGTGGAGTGGAAATCACTGACTTGATTTGTAGCAATAATGTAACGTCCACTACTACTGAACTTGTAGCAATGACGTTACATCCTCCCTGCTGATTTTGTGACAACAATATAACGTCCTCTGTTCCCAAACAACGGTTTTATGGGAAAAATCGAGGAAAAAAGGTCAAAAAGTTTGTAGCAATGGCTTGACATCCTCGGGGGCACTGTGTACCGCCAATAGCATAGCAAAATAACACACATTTCCTTCTTGAAAAGTACTAATTTTAGGGTGGTCTGATTTTCTGGTTACGATACAATAAAATTAGGCAGGTGTATCAGTCGCGTAGAAGATAATAAGATAGGAGGGAATGAATATGAGGAAAGAGTTCAGAAAGTTTGCAATTACGTTTGTTATAGCCATTATCATGACCATGGTATTATCGGTGGGTGCACAGGCAGCTGTAAATGTATCGTCTGGAGACGGATCAGAGAGCAGTCCGTATGAGATAACAGTCAGTGGGGCATCGGAAGAATTATTAGAATATCAGTTACATCCGGACAGCGAGAACAAATATTATTTTGCTTCTCGTATAAAACTGAAAGCTACGGAAATCGTGCAGATAACAATCAAGGATGTAAAGGATGAAGAAAATTATTTCAGTATTAAACGTGAAGGAAAAGATAATGGGAAAAGGGCAGCAAAGTTTATTGTCAGAAGTGGTGAGACTCTTAATGTGAAGGCCTCGGCAAGAAGCGGTGGTGTCAGCACTATGAAAATTACTGCAAAAGTGGTAAGCAATGAAGAATATTGTCCGAATGATACATCTGGTATACATGAGTTTTATCGTGGAGAATGCAGGTATAAATGTGGATATAATTGTAAACACCCAAGAGAAAGCAGAAGATACATTGATCAGTATGAGTTAACCGTAGTCAATGGTGTAAATAAGCATATGCGTTCTTTTAAATGCAAAGAATGTGATCTGTGGGTACAAGATCCGGCAGATGCACAGGCATGTACTGTTGAAAAATGGTCTAAAGAAAGTGCTGAAATGAAAGAACATCATGGAACCTGTACCGTATGCGGGAAGGAAGTGTACACGGCATGTGAATATAATAAAACCGAGTACGCGAAAATTGACGCATCAGAGCATGTTGTAAGCAAGCAATGCAGCATTTGCGGTGGCTATGATGGATCCTACTATAAAAGAGAAAAGCATGCTTTCAAAAAAATGTGTGTACAAAGTGCCAATTTAAACGAGTGGTGCCGGGAACTTTAA